AGATACGGTGTGAATAGCAATTTTAAGGAATTGAGAGAAGTATCGAGATAGGAAAGCCTTAACTTACCCTATTGCCCGAAGCGGTGACGGCTCCCGAAAAGGAATTAAACCACAAAGAGCATTAAAGCAACTCTACACTTAATTGTGTAGGGGATTGCTATGCCCTTAACAGTTCAAGACCGAAAGGAATTAAGAGATTGAGAACACACAGAAAGTGTGGTAAGATGTAGCAAGTAGCGTGAAATTGCGTGAACAGGGGGAACGGAATGAACGAACAGAACTTAAAGCCATTCACAAAGGAAAACGCAAGAGAGATGCAGAAGAAATCAGTAGAAAAACGCAAGGAAAATAAGACAATGCGGGAAATCTATGAAGAAGTTATTGCAAATAAAAAGAATGAAATTGTAAAAGCCTTGAATAAAGGAATTGAAGAAGGTAACCTTGCCACACTCAAAGAACTAAGGGAAGGAACAGACGGAAACAAAATCAATCTATCTGGTACAGTAAAAACAGAAATGGAAACAACAGAAGATAGAATAAAATTGTTTGAAGAAATTACGGGGCAATAAATGCGATACGGAGTTCCATACAAGGGGAGTAAAAACGGAATAGCAGAATGGATTTATTCACACTTTCCAAAGAGAACTAATTTTTATGATTTGTTTTGTGGTGGTTGTGCTATTCTGCAGGTTGCATTAATGCGACAGGAATATAAAAACTATATCGCAAATGATATTGACGCAGACGGAATAAAACTATTCTTAAACGCTATAAATGGCAAATACCAAAATGAAACAAGGTGGATAAGCAGAGAAGATTTTTTTAATCTCAAAGATAAAGACCCATATATAAAATACTGTTGGAGTTTTGGAAATAATGGGAGAGATTATCTTTACTCAAAAGGAATAGAGCCATATAAGAAAGCCTGGCATTATGCAATATTTTTTCACGATTACGAGCCTGCAGAAAAACTCGGATTGAACCTATCAAGCATAGAGCCGATACAAGAGATTTATGACAGGTATATAGCGACAAAGCGAATAACAGAAAGCACGATAAAAGACGAGAATATAACACGCTATCAAGCATACGAAAGACAACAACAACTTGAAGCATTAAACAGGTTACAATCGTTACAATCGTTACAATCGTTACAATCGTTACAATCGGACTACGCCCGCCCGCAGATTTTGCCCGATAGCGTTATTTTCTGTGATATTCCCTATATCAACACAAACGCATACGGGAAGAAAAATATAAATAATTTTGACTATGAAAGATTTTATAATTGGTGCGGGCTGCAGAAAGAGTTTTTATTTATATCTGAATATTGGATGCCCGAAGATAGATTTGTGTGCATTGATAAAATTGAAAAACCTGTTATGTTAAATAGCGGGGCAAATATGAAAGCTGAAGAAAAGTTATTTATTCCAAAACATCAAGAAGAAAAATATAGGGAATGGAAACTTTCAGAAGGCGGATTTTTATTTGACGTGTAGGGGGAATAATGGTTAAGGGCAATTATAAGCGTGCAGAGCTTGTCGCTGAAAATGTGCTTGATAGAATCAAGAATCATTATCAGAAATAAAACTCGAATGACAATAATCCGGCTAAAGATTGTCAGTATGATGATAAAGGAGAATGGAAAATGACAGATGAAGAAATGGCAGAAGATAGAATTAAACTGTTTGAAGAAATAGTCAATTCATAGTATAATTAAGTTATGGCTAGGGAAAGCGAACCGAAAAGCACAATCCTAAGTGCCTGCCATAACTTTTTTTATTAGGAACAATTTATAGGAGAATTGAGAAATGGAAATTAAAGGGAAAGTACATTGTTTCTTTGAACAATCGGGAACATTCAAAAATGAGTTTATAAAACTTGGTATTCCTGCGGAAGATTACGACATTCAAAATAACTTCGGACAGACCGACAATAAAATTGATTTATTCGCAGAAATTGACAGAGCCTATGACAACTTGACAAGACAAGACAAAACAAGACAAAACAAAACAAGCGTGTTTGATTCTATCGACCCTTGTCAAGACCTTATTATTGCTTTTTATCCTTGCATTTATTTTTCGGCAGTTTCACAAATGGAGTTTTCGCTTAATTGTTATAATTACAAAGGTTGGAGCGATTTAAAAAAAATAGACCATATTATAAATCGGTCCAGAGAGCGAGAAGAATTTTACGAACGTTTAATAAGGTTCTGCGGAATATGTATCGAAAAAGGTTACAGAATGATTTTTGAGAACCCCTGGAGTATGCAGACATATCTTAAAGCTAATTTTATTAAAAGCCCCGATGTTGTAGATATGAACAGAATGGAAAGGGGCGATTATTACAAGAAGCCGACTGCATATTGGTTTTGGAATTGCGAGCCTACGCACGGCAAAAGTTATCAGAATGACAAAGAACAGAAAACAATAATGAAAGCAAAAGGCGGAATAAAAGCGGGTATTTGTTCAGAAGAACGTTCTATGATAAGTTCAGATTATGCAAGAAATTGGATTTGTGATTTTATACTAGGTAAGTATCAAGAAAATATTTCTGGACCTGCTTTATTCGATATGGATAGTCTATGATAAAGGGAACATACAAGAGGGCTGAATTGGTAATCCCGAAAATATCACGGGAAAGGTTTTTATCATTAAGCCCCGAAAAGCAGAAGGAATATTTAAGACTTTATCGGGAACAGGTTTCACCGAAGTTTGAAGAATGGCGAAAGCCTGCCCCTGTAAAAATTGCTTATGGTGGACGTGGTGCGGGTGCAAAATCAGAATCCACCGCAAGCCTTTTAATTCAGTTTGCGGAACACCCTTCCTATTTTGGGGATAACATCAAGGTTATCTGCCTACGTTCTGTTCAGAAGTCAATCAAGGATAGTTCATATTCTTTACTGTGCCGAAAGATTGAAGAACTTGGCTACACAGATTTTGAAATTACGCAGAACTATATTCGTAATACATCAAACGGAAGTTACTTCACATTCAATGGACTTAATGACTTTACAAGTTCACAATTGAAATCATTAGACAATTACACAATTGCTTATGTCGAAGAAGCAGACGGGGTGAGTCTTGAAACCTGGGACACTCTGGAAGCAACAATACGAAAAGAGTGGAATTACAAAGGGGAGAAAAGGCAGGCGGAAATTTGGGCGGTTTATAACCCTAATACCACAAATGACCCAATAACACAAAAGTTTGTCAGTAACCCAAAGCCCGATTGGCTTATTACAAAGTGCAGACCACTTGCAGAAGATAATCCGTTTTACCCCGATAACTTACTTGAAAAATACGAAAACCTTATGGAGAGGGACCCGGACGAAGCGAAGCACGTTTATTTGGGCTATCCGAGAAATAAGCAGACAAACGCAGTTTGGCTTGTGTCTGATGTAATGGACAGTACGGGGGAAGAAAGAAACACCGAAGAAGCCCAGGAAGGGGCAAGAAGTATTGGACTTGATATAGCCCGAAGCCCGACAGGGGACAAGACAGTAGCGACACTTCGACAGGGATTTTGTGTTATAGAGATTAGAGCCGTAAGGGGTTATAATACACAAGACGTTGCGGGAATGGTGCAAGAAATGGCGAATTATGACAAGTCAATTCCGATAATCTGCGACCAAGGTGGAAACATTGGAGTTTTAGATTTACTGAATGAATGGGGATATAATGTTGTTCCAGTTGCATTTGGCGGTAAACCAGATGACCCGAATGTTTATTGTAATTGTGCAAGTGAAATGATGTTTGAATTACCCTTGAAGCAGATGTATATTCCTAAAGAGTATATGACACAAGAACTTCTTGAAGATTTAAGTGAAAGACAATATTTTTACAATTCAAAGGGACTTAAACAGTTAGAGCCGAAAGACAATCGAAGCGAAGTCGCAAAGAGTTGTTTCAAAAACCGCCACAACGGAAGGTCACCAGATACAGGCGATAGTGTCTGCCTTGCTTTTTATAACCGAAGAAACGATATGTGCTATTAATTTTTTTATAAAAAGTGTTGACAAGATAATATAAAAGTGTTAAGATGTAAACATAAAGACAAAGCAATAGGGGGCTTTAATATGAATAACTTGATAGGAAAGACAATTGAAACAAGGGGTGCAAGATACCAGATAACAGGCTTTAAGATGATTGAAGCAGAGTATGCAAACACAATCAAGGCTTGCGAGAATTCGGGAAAATATCCTGCATACTTCATCGGGAGGAAGGTTTTAAGAAGTGGAAAGCTTTCTGAAAAACAGAGTGTGGTTTGTCTGTTTTTTAAGGGAACAGAACATTTTGTAACATTGTAAATAAAAAGCGGGGGCAACCCCGCAGATGTAAGGGGCAAAAATGGGAGATAAAAGAAAATGACTAAAGAAGAAATAAACGAGGAAGCCTGTG